TTTAAAAGATGATATTAGATTTAATTACATATAATATACTTATTCAAACGTTTAACTCGCTTATAGGCTTTGGCTTTGAAGTTAGTAATATAAAAATAAGACATAAAGGGAAAATACTATTGTTTAATGATTTAAGCAGCTTCATGTCTCATGTTTTTTTAATGAACAAGGCCCATGTGTTAGATAATATATTTACAGCTGATGTATTAAAGAAATTTAGAGGTGATTTAAGCAGAGGCTATATTCAGCATGAAATGTTTAGTTTAAGCAATGAAAATTTATATAGTAAAGGCAATATAGTCGAGCTAATAGGGGTGCATCTTAGTAGAAGAAAAGAAGCATATGATATTATGCGAATTTCGAATATAAAACATATTATAGTTAATAGAGGTGATTCTGTAGAAGCATTTAGAAATATAATTATGCAAACGTTAGACATGTACAAAGAAATATTACTAAAAGTTAAAGATCTTTCGACATTGCTTCCAGATAACATTTTAAACAAATTAAGTAATTTTGATGTAGATGCACTAGAATTATTTGCAATATATTTTAATGTAATGAAATACAATACTAAATCTAAGCTAAACGACAACATACTGCAAAAGATGTATATTAAGAAAGAAGATCTAATAAATTACAAGACTTTGACAAATTCTATATTGATACAAAAAGCTGCGTTTAAGCCTGAATATGAAAATGAACTGATATTTGATAGTGAAAGTATAGGCGATGATGTGTATGATGGTGGATCTATTAGCGCTGAAGGAGAAGAAGTCTCTAGCAATTCTAGCGACGTTATATTAAAGTAAGAAACAAAAGAAGCACAAGCTATATAATTAATAAATAATAGTATATAGCTATGGGACAAAAAATTAAATATCAATGGATTAAAGGTGATGATTTTGGAAAAGTTGTTGAATTTGATAGAGAAGATGACAAATTCACTTATTTTATAGACGGTACAAAAATATTTAGTAATGTTAAAAGTGAATTCTTAATGCTAATAAATGATGATAATCCAGAATTGCCTGTTAATAAGACACAGACAGAAGCTACTAAGATAGCTAACGAAGATAGGTCTGACCCTGTGAAAGTTGAAACTAAAATAAGTCCAATTATGGATTTACTTACTAAGCTTAAGTCTAATAAAACAAAAGTAAACATAGAAATTGATATATCGCTCCCACCTGCTTCGCTATATGATATAATGAAAGAAGCATTTGGAGATGAAGTAGATTTTTGCATAGAGTCGTATGCAATAAACAGCATAGATAAAGAAAGCATTTTTTTAAATGTTGAAAAAACAATTATTAATAAAGTTAAAAAATTTATTAAGCTACATAAAAAAGAAGTAATAAATGAGTGAAGAACTTTCAATTAAACAGAGAACGATATTTAGATTTGTATACACTAAATCAAAAAATGCATTTTTAACATATTATAAAAAATCAAGTAAAGAATATACTAAAATCGACTATAGCGATATTTCTAGTAAATTAATAAAAAATGATGTACTAGGGCATGAGCCTTCTCCTCTTCTTATAAATTTAGATATACATAGAAGAGTAAATAATGCAATAGAGAAGCCAGATATAAGCGCAATACTTTACAAGCTAGATTCTATTGATGAAAAAAATATCATAAAAGTTAAAAAATCTATATCTAAAGCAGCAATAGAAGAATTAGTTTTTGAAATTGTATTAATAAACTATAATGATTACGACTTCTCACCTTCTTTTATAGAAGGGTTTTCTTCTATAGTCTCTTTACATACATAATGCACTCAAACAAGAAAAAGCACAAATTTATAGAACACAGGCTATTCAATACTGGTGAGAAAATTGCTGCACTATTAAGTTTATATCCTAAGCCCAGAATTTTATTTCCAGTTAAAGCTATAATCATGGATGTAAAATACGACGAATATAATCCAAAATATTTAATTAAGCTAACGCATTTTCATGATTCATTTACGTTCATTAAGAAAAATTTCATAGAGTCTGAGCATCATTATAGATTAAGCGGTACCAGTAAGCAATCACTACCGTTAACTATTATTAATAAAGTTAAAGCAAAAGAAATAACTTCAAATGAAATGCTGCTAAACGAATTTAATGCATATGAAAACCAAGCGAAACTTTATTATGTTGTTGATTCTGTCATGTGTACTAAAACACTGCCTTCTCTTATAGAAATATTTAATAAATTACAAGATTATTACATTGAAGATAGTTTAAGCAGTATTAAAACATATGCTTTAAGAGTTTCATATACTGGGCAATATAAAATGAACACTTTACATGCTTTTAACTTGAGACTTAGAAAGTTTATAGGAGATTTAGTTAAAAATGATACATGGGAGTATTTTGCCAAATATTTATAATATAATTAAGATAAATATAATAAATAAAACTTTTTAGTATATGCCGACATATGATGAGCAAAAACAGATAAAAAAACAAAAAATAACACCAAGCGAGGTTAAAGATTTTGGTAAAGGAGTTGAAGCTAGCTATAATCGTCATAGCTTATTTCAATACTCTGGCATGCCGTTTAATGGGAATAATTTAAGTAAAGACGCATATTTATTAGAAAATTGGGCAAACGTGAGCTCTCCTGGCTCAAAGAACCCAACAGCAAAAAACATTATTAATAATCTATCTGCATTTACAGCTAGTACGTTTACAGCTGAAGATTTTATGTCAGCTAGATATTATGGTAAGATCCCAAATAATCAACTAATTACGTTAAGAAGATTTGCAATACCACATGCAGATAATTTATTTGAAAATTCAGCCCAAGATGAAGATGGAGACTGGCATAACACAGAAACACCAGATATGGCAAGGGCTGTAACCTGGATAAGCGAAGCTACTAACAATAAACTTTCTGAAATTTTAAACTTCGGTGTTGGCTTTAACTGGGGAGAAGTTGAAGGTGTTTCACAGACTTTAGATGCAACTGGTGGCTCTATGGCAGATAGTGGCATCGGTCAAATCGATAGCGGCTTTTTTCAATCAATGCTAACAGCTGGACAAGGCTTAAATCCAGCACAGACTGCAAATTTAAAGAACTTTGAAGGCTCAGATCCGCTAGCAGAAACTTACCCAAATTTTATTCATGGGCCATTGAATGTTATACACAAAGTATTAATGCAAGAACGGGGCTTAAAGTATGAGCAGGAGTTTACTCTTAATTTTTATTATGACTTAAGAGCTATTGATGGGGCTAATCCAAAACTTAATTTTCTTGATTTATTTTCTAATTTGCTTATATTGACATATAACACCGCACCATTCTGGGGAGGCGAGTCTAGAATGAAGCCTAATTTTAGAGCAGGCAAACCGTTGGGCGATTATAATGCTTTAATTGAAGGAGACTATAAAAAATTTACAGAAACTGCATTTCAAGACATGAAAACCATGATTGATACTTTAACTTCTGAGGAAGATGGAACACAACCAGAAGGCTGGCTTTCGTGGTTTAAGAAAGCAGGAAATGCTCTCAGTAAGATTACAAGCAATACATTAGGTAGTTTTTTTATGAAAACTATAGCAGGCAAGCAGAATCATCAAGTAGTTAAAGCTTTATTAAGTGGAGATCCAGTGGGTCAGTGGCATTTAACAATTGGCAACCCTTTAAATCCAGTTGCAATGATTGGGAATTTAGTATTAGAAGATGCTAAATTTGAGTTTGAAGGGCCACTTGGTTTTGATGATTTTCCATCTGGCTTAAAAATGACAGTTACGTTAAAGCCTGGTAGAGCAAGAGATAAATCTGAAATTGAAAGTATGTTTAATTGCGGTAGAGGAAGATTATATTATGACCCAGAGAAACCAAGAGAAGGGTCGCCTTCTGTAGATTTTCTCAGTTCAGGGTATGAAGGAAATAAAGCATCAGTATATGGGACGAATCCAGAAACAGACGGGCTATTATCTGGGAAATTTCCAGCGATGAATGAAGATCTTAAGATGCAGTATAAACACATGAATGCTGGAATGTCAAACGAATACAATGCTAACCATGCACTAAAAAATCATGTTATTAATTCAATAAATCACTAATATGCAATTTACAACGCTTACTAATAAAAAGACCATAGTAAAGAACAGTACTTTACAAAAAGATATGGTAGATCTTACAATAAACCTGGATGGCTCTTTAAAGCCAGAATTTTTGCACACAGTTTTTAAACACGAAGAAATGAGGCCAGACTTAATCTCGATATCATACTATAATACTCCAAAGTATGCAGATATTATTTTAAAGTTTAATGGTATTTCAAACCCGTTTTCCATTAAAGAAGATGATATATTACATATCCCATATTTGATTGATATTACAGCTGCAGTAAAGAAATCTCAAAAGAGTAAAAATAAACCGAAAGACCAGTTTATAAACAAAAAGAAGATGTCAGAAGCTGATAAGAAAAGGCTAGAGTATCTAAAGTCTCTCAATACTAAAAAGGCTTCAGCAGAAAATTTACCGCCCAATATGCTAAAAGACAATGAAGCTGGTATTACACGAAAAGATGGTGAATCTACTTTAGGGCTTTCTGGTAAAAAGAGTAATGCATTAACTGTAAATTTTGAAAAGCTGGGTGATTTACTAAGAGGGAAAAAAATTAAAACAAACAATGAACAAGACTTAATTCTGTTTAATGGGATTATTGCGCCAGTAGGGTCTCCTAGCGGAAACCCGCCGCCGGTGCTAAGCAATCCATACACAGATATTAATGGTAATTTTTGGACATGGGTTAGCGTTCCGGCACCTGGGCATTGGGCACTAGTAGATAGTTCGATTATAGCACCAGCAGGCTCTCCAAGCGGAAACCCACCGCCGATGCTAAGCAATCCATACACAGATGCTGGTGGGAATGTCTGGATCTGGAACCCAGAACCACCACCCGGGCGTTGGGGATTATCTAGCTTAGGGGATGTTGTTTTTGTTGAAAAAAATCGTGGGAGTAATGATGAGATTGTACTCCCAAAAGGTACTCGTGGAAGCAGTGGTAGTGCTGGAGATACTTCTAATGAAACAGAAAGCGATTGTGAAGATACTAAAAATGATACAAGTATAGAATTAAACACATGCGACGGTGACACGCTAATTATTAAAGGCTCAGATCTTGATAATATAGCAGAAAAACTTGCATGCATAAAAGAAAATAAAACATATATGGATGATGCATTACAAAGCGTCTTAGATACACATCCAGATTGTTTTGTTTCATACTCAGCAAGTAATGAACTATTTAGATCAACTAGCAATGCTACAGACTATTTAGTTAAAGCAGAAGATATAGATGCAGAAACAGTTGCAAACTTCTGTGATAAAAATGCAGGAAGATAATATATGAGCAGCATTAAAAAGAACATACTAACTATATCAGAGCCTTCTTTAGATATAAATGACATTACTATACCAGATTTAGACACTATAGATATAAGTAAAGAATACGGCGATAAAGTACCCGTGATTAGAATTAATGCATATGAATTTGGGCAACAAGACATTCTTAAATTTAGTGTTAACATGCATGGTTTTTTACCAGTACTTAATCTTTCAGTTTCAGATGCACAGGGAATGTTTAAACAAAGATCATACCCACGAGATGGGGATTTAATTGAGTTGTATATAGCATCACCAGATGATAATGTATATAAACCAATTAGATGCGACTTTTTTATAAACTCTGTAGCATCAAAGACCAATGATGTATATAGATTTGACGGCGTCTTGTATATACCAGAAATTTTTAAAGAAGACTGTAAATCATATGAAGAAGATAGTAGCTTTAATCACTTACTTAGCACAGCAGATGAACTGCAAATTGGCTTTGCTAGTAATATAGAAAATAGTAATGACATAATGAAAAGAATCAACGCGTTCGATACGTTAGAACATTTTATTAAAAAGACTTCTATGCATTCATATAAAGATGAAGAATCGTTCTTCGATTCTTACGTCGACATGTATTATTATTTAAACTTTGTAGATGTTAATGCTCAGTTTAATAGCGTGGATGATGAATTGGAAGAAAGTCTTATGGTATCTAGTGAAAATACTGCAATTTATCCAGATGATAATAAAAATATAAATCAGATAGATGCGCCGTTAATTTTGTCAAACATATATTCTTTTAAAGGCACTAGAAATTACATTAAAAGTTATAAACTTGTAAACAACACTGGAGTCACTAATAAGAAAAATGGATATACGAGGGTTTTGCAATATTATGATTTTGGGGATTTAACAGAAACAAATTCTATAGCTAATTATTTATCATTTGAGGTGAATCCGCTCGCAAGTAATAAAATAAAAGATGGAAGCTTTACCTTAAATATGACAGGAGCTAGAGATAATCAACAAGAAGAAATTATCAAGTATAAGTTTTTAGGAAAGCATAGTGGTACTACGACATTCGGTAATACGCATGATAATTATAAATATGCAGCAATACAAAATCTACACAACATTGAAGAAGTTAATAAGATAAGCTTAATAGTAGAATTAGAAAACGCAAACATGGCATTATATAAATACCAACAGGTTCCAGTAGGTATTTTTATACAAGACCCAACTACAGTAGAAGAGATCAGGTTTGATATTGAAAAATTAAAAGAGATTGATCATAACGTAAGTGGAGATAGACAAGCTGCTATAGATGAATATATTACTATGATAGAAGAAGATCTTAAAATATATGAAGACTCAGAAGAACTAAGAGACTCAGTTTTATCTGGGATATATATTATCGGAAACATAGAATACAAATATAGAAAAGGAGATAAAAATATGACACAGGTTTTAACTCTACTAAGAAGAGAATGGCCAGTTTGGATATAATAATATGAAGAAGCATGGTAACGCAATACAAGATTTTTTAATTAAAGACAGTGAAAAGATATTAGAGTTACAGCGACCCTATTCATTAAAAGATAGATACGACTTTCTAAAAAAAGATACTAGTCTTAATAAGCAACTAATCAGTGGAAGACAAGATCCTACATATCTTTCATTCGTCTTATTATTTGATAGTATAGATGCAATAAACTCTCCATTTTTATCAACAAGCATGGAAGATAATACAGCACTTAAATATTTGAATGATATTAAAGATTTTAGAAGAGTAAAATATCTCGAACATTTTATAGAAGCATTTAAATCTATTAATAAAAATATGCCGTGGTTTTGGCAAAGCATTGATGGTATTGATAATTTATTTAAACTTAAAGGCTTAGAAGATACATATAGAGGTGGCGATGATTCTATTTTAACTATCAATACTCTTGAATCAATTGAACTACCAATTAGTGGATTGATGAATTTATATAGACATATATGCTATGACACACAGTACGGGAGAGTTATATTACCAGAGAATTTGAGAAAGTTTGGATTTTTATTATACATATCAGAAATTAGACTTGTTAGAAATTCAAGACATTTAAAGAATACAGGAACAGGAGTGCTAAAATATGATACAGAACAAGATCAACGAGATAAAGCAATAAACTATCTAGTTGGAGAAAATTCACCATATTATGTTTTTTCATTATCAAATTGCGAGTTTAATTATGATGAATCGTTTGAATCATTTGGAAATTTAAGTAAAGAAGCACCAGAAGCAATAGGAGGCAAAATTGTCATTAATTATGAAAATGTTGATTTAATAGAATCTCAAACTATGCCTGGTTACTTGGGATATAAGATGACTAATAAAGAAAACTATATCATGCAAAGCGGAGATGGTAGCAAAGCTGAGCAAGCTGGGCAGTTTGGAAAAGAAAGCTTTGATCTAGATGAATCAGAAGAAGAAATTAAAAGAGCTAATAAGTTAAAAGATAATTCAGATACATTAGAATCTTTAGATGACTATATTAGTCAATCATCTAAAGCACAAGATAATTTAGGTATCGTGGATGGATATAAGGGAAAGCAAGAAACTTTACCAATCGGGCATGTAGAAGCAGAGTCAAACGCAGCAGACGCACAGAGCGGCTCGCTTAGCATAGACCCTATCTATGAAAAAGAAGATGGTGGCTTTGCCCAAAGCATATTAGATCAAGTTAAAGAGCTAGGGAATAGTATAGAAGACTCATTATTAGCTGCGCCTGAACGATTAAAAAATTCTGCCATACAATATGGGCAGGATTTAGTTTCAGGCTATGTTAATTCGCTGTTACTTGGAAACGTATATGGATTAAACGTACATACAGTAGGGCAAGCTCTTGAGCAGGCAAGCGTTCAAGGCTTAAGAGATGTATTTTCAGGTTCAGACGTAGAAGGTATTGGTCCAGCAATAGGAAGCAATGTGCATGAACGGGGTGCATCATCAAGCAATGCACAAAGTAATAACCCAGACAACGTATATGATGAGCAATAAGATAGTGATTTTGGAGTATAAGTAATGGAACTAACAGATATTAAAAAACCAGATAGATTAAGCGACATCGATTGGCTGGGTGAAGTCGTTGATATTGAAGATCCTCATTTTTTAGGAAGGGTTAAAGTTAAAGTGTTTGGGAAGTTTGATTTGCTTGAAAACGATTTTATCCCATGGGCAACGCCCAGCACCTCTATAACTGCCGCATCAGAAACAGGAGGAGGTTTTTTCTCTGTTCCAAAGCTTAATAGTATAGTAAGCATCAAGTTCGATAATAATTCTATATATGAACCTGTATATTTTTATAATGTGCATATTTCAAAAGACTTAAAGACAGAATTAGAGCCAAGCTATTTAAATGCGCATTCTTTAATATATGATACTATCATAGAAGGTGGCTTAAAAATTTATTTCACAGAGAATGAATCTGGGAGTGGCACAACGGGGCTGGTGTTTAACTATAAAGACACCGTAATAAACATAAAGAACGATAGCTCTGTTGAGGTTAAGAACCCAAATGGTGATAATATCGAAATGCTTAACGATGGAAACATCAATATAAAATGTTCTAGCAATGTGACTTTAAAGAACGAAGGAAACACTATATTAACAACAAAGGGAAATATACATCTTAACTCAAGCAATACAGATTCAGTAAGACTTGGTGCAGGGTTTGCTGAGAAAATTCTAAAGGGCCAGACTTTTCAAAGACTTTATAACTCACATACACATCCGACACCTACTGGCCCGAGTGGCCCGCCAATCCAGCAATCAATACCAACAGATTTATCTAAAACAACAAAATCAGACTAATGATAAACTGGGATAATTTAAAGGAGAGCTTTATTGGGTATTTTGACTCATTTAATTTTAATGTTAGCAGAGGAGATTTTCAAACAGAAGAATTGACTTACTATATTCCAGCCATAAAACCAGGGGAAAACATAAGGTATACCGGCACAGAGCTTTCAGATGTTTGGTTTAATTTATTTCAAAACGCGCTATTAGATGGTAAGGCCGGTGGTCATAATTCTATTAACAGAAATTATGAAGTGCAAGCTGTTAATGAAGAAGGTGAGATTCAGGTTATGTATGTTGATTCTATATCATATAATGTAACTGAATATACAATGGACGATGACAACAATTTAATTCAAAATACATATAATAATTTTAATAAGTTTAAAGATTCTACCGCTTTATTGTTTAATCAGATGTTTAGTAGCGATTTAAGTAGTAAAAAGGTTAATGGGAACTGGATCGTATATGATAATCTTAAACATAATGAAACTAAGCCTTATGGTAAGCTTCATGAATATGCAGATGCCCTAGCAAAGTATATAGGAAGTTTAAAGTTTAATAACGAACCTTATAATATTTTAAAACAAATACATCCTTCATTAGACGATAGCAAAATTAAACCTAATCCCGGGATTATGTTAATTAGCTCTAGTTATAAAAATGCAAAAGAGGGCGAAGGCGAAAATAAAGAAAATGATGATATAATTTTTTTACAGGGCACTATTGAAGATGATGGTAATTATGAATATCCCGGTGTCTTTTGGACTTATAATGGTGAAAGATTGTTTGAACCTAACGTGTTTATAGACTTTCATAGAAGAGTGCTAGAAAATGCAGAAGGTAATTTTATTGCACAAAAGAATTTAGGCATAATGGAACATGATATGCCTTTAGATTGTATGACACCTGAACTAGAAGCATTATTAATTGATTGGGATAACATAACAGACCCAGATAATATAAATGAAATGGAAGTTGAAAGTATAGATGAAAATGGAAATAGTATAACAGAAATACAAAGAACAGAGCTTCCTATAAGCTGGAGAGGAATTTTATAATGGTAGATTTTAATGAATACCACAACAACTTAATAGCTATATTTGATCCATTTCAAGAACCCAAATTTTTTAGTCCAATGCCAAACGCAACAGATTTTATGGGTTCAATAGACTTATTTTCATATGAGATGGCTAATTTATATTTGTCAACAGTTGCTCCAGCAAGCGGAGTTTTTACAAACACAGCTGGAGGGAACTTATTAATGCCGTATATAAGTGTTATTCAAAGAGCTGTTGGAGTACCTATATTAACTCTTGCGCTTTCAAGTATCTTAAAGAATTTATATACTAACTGTAAGACTATAACATACAAAGACTGTATACCAATAGGCGCAGCATTTGTTGGGATATGGTCACCTGGTCTAATACCCGGTGCTTATATGCCTTTGCCAGCCCACCCTCCGTCTTCAGTTATTCCAACGCCAGGGATACTTCAACTTGACCCAGGTTTTATTTCAGTATTTACAATTGCTGCTGCGTGGTATGCAAGTATGATAATTGGTACAGATGAGCGATTTAGATATATCCCAACTCAGTTTATTAATTCTACACTAATCCGTGTTGCAATGGAGTTACATTTTAGATTAGATATAAAGGGATTATATATTGGCATAACTCCAGCTATTCCCCCTATCCCTACTGTGCTGCCCTGGTTTGGCTTGCACTAATTTCCATTGAAACATTCATAATTCTTCGCATATAATACATGTATGGAACATTTAACAACAGAAGGAAAAGCACATGATTAATTATTTAAGCAAAGATCTTTTAGAAGATGTTAGAGTCGTTAAAAGAGAAGATTTAAATGAAGAAGATGAATTTACTGGAATATCAGGCTTTAGTGATGAACACTTAAAATTAATTTATGATTCACTAGATTCATTTTATATACCAAAGGGTGGAGATATGATAAACACCCGAGTAATTGGAAAAACAAAAACAGATATAATTGTTGAAATGAATGGTAAGCAGTCAGCGTATATGTCTTTAAAAAAAGAACCTACACGCTTAACTGAGAAGATAGAAATAGGAGATATGGTTGATGTAATGGTCTTAGAAGCTGACAGCAAGAGTGCTACTAAAAAAGAAAGCGAGCCTATTGAAGTTTCAATGGAACTAGCAGAACTCCAAACCACATATAATAATATGAGAACTGCAATTTCTGAAGAAGATAATACTGCATATCTTGGCACGATAAAAGATATGATTGATAACGGTGGCTATATAATTAACGTAGCAGGGGTTGATTGTTTTATGCCAGGTTCTCATGCAGGAATTAATAAACTTTATGATTTTGCAAGTATCATTGGTGATGAGGTTTATGTTATACCTATCAATTACGTAAGAAGTAGAGATATGATAGTTGTATCGCATAAAAAATTCTTAGAATTGCAAAAACCATTAGCACTAGAAACTCTTAGAGATAATATGAGTGAACAAAAAACGGGCTCAGTCACAGGTACTACTAAATTCGGAATTTTTTGTGAATTTGATGACTGTTTAACTGGGATGATTCATAAGAGTGAATTTACAGATGAGCTTAGAGAAAGACATAGCAATAGTCTAGTTAAACCAGGTGAAAGCATAGATTTCTATATTAAAGAGATTATATCTGAAAAGAAGATTATACTGAGTTTAGAAAAATATGAAAACCCATGGGATAACATAGAAGAAAAATACCCAATCACTAGTAACGTAGAAGTGACAGTTACTTCTATTAAAAATTATGGTGCCTTTATTAAATTCGAAGAAGGGGTCTTTGGTCTGGTACCCATTAAAGAACTAACTAGTAAAAAAGTCAACGAAGGTGATAAAATAGAAGTTACTATTACTGGCATTGATAAAGGATCTAAGAAGATTTTTACAACTTTTCGATAAGCTATTGCACTTATATTGTTAAGATTGTAATATATAATATAAATATAATGCACATGAATGACAACAGAAAGTACACTTAATGAAGTTTTAATTAATTCACTAGTTGGATTTGAATTTGAATTTTATTATGATAAAAAGTCAGAAGAAGCTAGTAGAGAACTTCAAAAATATCTTAATAAAGATGTTATTGTAATTGATAAAGTTCATAGTAAGCTTGAGCCAACTGATAAAGTCTTTAAGCTTGAGCCAGATTATTCAGGTGGCAAAGATTTAAAAGAATTAATTACAGGTCCTTTAAAATATAATGAAGCTAGATTATTGCTTATATCAATGCTTAAGTGGATTGATAAAAATGCATATACCACAGATAAATGTTCGATTCATTTAAACATATCATTTAATTCAAGATTTGCAAATGTCTATAGGTTAAATGTATTAAAGTTTATTTTAGACTTTGATGAAGATAAAGTCTATAGCATGTTTCCGCATAGACAAAATTCTGTTTATGCAAAGTCTATCAAATATGTTGTCCCAAGACATATAGATTCTCAACCTAGTACATCTGAAGTTTCAATTACTAATTACGTATACCCTATCGAAAAATACTATGGTATAAACTTTAGTAAAATAGCAAAGAATTATATTGAATTCAGGTATATTGGTGGGAAAGATTATCAAAAACAAGTTAATGATATATTAAGCCTGTTAGAGTATTTTATAGAGTTTTTATATAGTAACGTTTCAGATACTGAATTTACAGCATTACATAAAATTAAACTTGATAAATTAATTAATGATAATAAAAAGATACACGAATCATTTAAGAGTGTAGATTATTTTATTAAGCATTTTCCAGATATACAATTTACAGTTGATTTAAAAGATGATATTGAGATACTTAAACTTTATTGGAATAAAATAAGAGTTCAAATAATTGATTTATTAGTTATTGGTTCTTTTTCAAAGGGTCTAATAAATTATGATTCAGATACTGGGCGCTTACAAGTAAAAGATGCTAAATTAGAAAGAATATATAATATAGAAAAACTAGATTTAATAAGTTGTAAGCTTTCTGGTAATATTAAAAAAGCAGATATATTTAAATCAGATATATCAAGTTCAATATTAGAAGACTGCAACTTATTTGATCACTGTAAATGTAAAGAAAGTAAATTGAAAAATTCATATATAAATAGAACATCAGAATTAAATGACTGTTATATATTTGGACCATTATCAATCATGAATGGAACTATGAATGGCGGCATTTTTAGAGAAGGTAAAATAACAGGTATCTCTAAATTAAATAATGTCAAAGAAATTGATGTAAAACAAATTGAAGGATAATGGGAGACTCAGATATTAGAGTAGGCACAGAAAGCTGGGAAGATTCAAATGATAAATCTAATGATTTAAACAATAGCATTGGTAGTGCTTTAGATTTATTTATGAATGAAATTACTCAAGAAGTAACAGGCGGCGGGATGATCCCAATGAATTTGCCTAAGAAAGAAGTATATAGAATAATACAAGAAGCAAAGAAATGGTTCTATAAGAATTATGAATATTCAGTAGCAGAGAACTTTTATATCATACCAAATGCAGAATTTGAAACAGATACATTTAATGCTAAACGAGCGTTTAAGCTCCCATCAGCAAGAGAAGATGGCAGCGGAAATATCGTTTCTGTGCATGGGTGCAACTTAACTACTCCCAATGCTGGAGAATTCAGCACAGGGAGCTTAGGGTCTGACTTTGCAGTTGATAAGCTTATATTTCAAGGCATGATGAGGGGAGGAGAAGCTGCAGCAGGAGAAACTCTATTACAGTATGTAGTTAGAGAAAAATATATAGATATGATGAATAGCATATTTATTAATCCGATTAGTTTCAGTTATAATCCTAATAGTCATATATTGAAAATACTAGGAGAAACTCCAGACGGGGACAAGCATCTGGTGCTTGAAGTATATGAGAGCATACCAGATGAAGATTTATTCATTGATGAAATTTTTATACGATATACTACAGCAAAAGTTAAAAAGCAATTAGGTATAATGCTAACAACTTTTGAGTACAATCTACCGGGTGACATAACTATTAACGGTGATGCTATTAAGGATAGCGCAGAAGCTGAGCTCGAAGCTATTATTGAAGAAATAAAGGGCGATGAGGGCATTGACTATTTTCTTACCAGCTAATATAATATTAAAATATATAATATAATGGACATTTATATTAAAAACTCAGGTGACCCGAACTTTAACCCTAGAGCATTAGAATCACAGGATGATATAGATATATTGATTGAACAAATTAATATGTTACTTTATACTGAAAAAACTGAGGTTTTAGGCGAGCATCAGATGGGTTCTGGGTTAGAAGGGCTAATATACGAATTTAATCTAACAGCAGGGCAAATAGAACGAACGCTTGAAGAGCAAATTGAGAAATATATTCCAATGTCAAGTAATTATAACATTGAAGTAAAGTGCCAATTTTATAAAGGCACGGTGCGAGATATTGCAACACTTGATGTTCTTATAAATAGTACGCCAGTAACAGGAGTAACCATAAATTAAAGAAATTTAGATGATTAGTAACAAGAAAGATTTAAGATTTATAAGCAGAACTAGAGTTTCAGCTAATGACATGTTTAATGACGCAAAAGCATATTTAATTAGTACTTACAATAAAGCAAGCACAGTATTTACATCAGCTAGCCCATTTGCACAGATATTAAAAGTAATGTCAGAATTGACAGAACTTATATTGTATTATATAGAAGATGCTACGGTTGAACAGAATATTGCAACAGCAACAAACAAATCAAGCATTTACGGTTTAGCAAGACTTACTGGCCATAATCCTACTAGAGGGATAAGTGCAATTGGTGAAATCAAAATTCGCTACATGCCAGAAGTTAAGTTAGATGATATAGCTGGAGATTATATTTTTATACCAAATAGAGCAAAACTTAAATTAGCAACTAATGGCTTAATTTATTCTATTTCTGATAATCTTGATTATATTAAAATGGATAAGACCAAGCTTAACAGGTTTGTAAGCGTAAAAATTACCCAAGGGATTTTTGATAAACAAACAGTTACTGGTACTGGTAAATCAATGCAAAGTTTTAACATCGATACGCAAGGTAGAACAGATCATCACGAAGTAACAGTTACAGTAAATGGAAAGATATGGCCAAATTTCGATTCATTATATGATATGAGAAGAAATACAGAAGGTTGCTTAATTAAAACTGGCATTTCAGGCGGAATTGACATATTCTTTGGAAATAATCATTTCGGGAAAATCCCAGATCTCGGGTCTGTTATTGACGTAGAGTACATTAACACTGACGGGAGCAGAGGAAATGTCGCAGACTCAGCAGACGTATTCTATATGTTTGAAGATGAAGGCTTTGATTCTTTAGGGGCGCCGGTGGACTTAAACGAGTTTCTTGTGATAGAAACTAAAATTTCACCTAAAATGGGAGCAAATTCTGAAGATACAAACTTTACAAAAGTTATAGCCCCATACGCAAGTCGTAATTTTACACTATCACACCCTAGAGACTTTGAATACTTTTTGTCTAGATATGATTCATTCTCTCACATTGAAGCATATAATACGGCTGGAGATGACAACTTAGAAGATGATAACATCATTTATTTAAATATTTTGCCAGATGTTGCTAAGAAAATATATGGGACTTACGACTATTTTCAATTTCCAGAAGAGGAGTTTACATTAAGCCCCTCAGAAATGCTAATGCTTAAGACAGCATTAAACAAATCAGGTCAGCTTATGATTGGGTCGGAGGTTCAGTTTATAGACCAGCATGTTACAAGATATGCAGTGGAATTGCACATTAGATACTGGAATAATACAGACCCAGAAAACATATATTATGATATTAGAAAAAGTTTAAGTGAATATTTTTTAAATAATAAAAGAAAAGACAGAATACCAAGGTCTGATATAACAGGTATAGTTGAAGATATTGAAGGAGTTGACTCTTTAACAATTCAATATTATAGTCAAGATTATGAAGCACTTAAGCAAATACCTAATGCTAATTTAGAACAGCTGCGTAATAAGTACTTTGATAAGTTAGGAGATATTCGCGTTCAAGAAGGAAAATTTCCAATCATAAGAGGAGGGTGGGTTACAGCAGATGGTATTGAAGTTATAGATGAACCCTATTATATGATAGGTAACAGCGAATCTGAAGAAGGAAGTAAAATGTATAGTTTAAAGGTAGTTTTTGATGAAGCTTTAACTTATAAATCAAACATTAGAATTAAATCATCACAATGAGAAGAAAATACGTAAAGAAAAGTTTATATGACGAAGCATACAATTCTGTGAATAGAGTGTATCGGACTAACTTCGGGTATCAAGGCCAGATTTTTGAAAAGACAATCTCAAATCACATCTTAAGAAATGAAAGAACTAGACTGTTCTTAAATTATATTGAAAGTATTTTTATTAAGCTGATTGATAGTGCTAGACAGTTACAGCTTTGGAAAGTATATACAGTAAGTAAAAAATACGATAAGATTAGATAATGTCAGTTTACAATAAATATAGACATTTATACTTTTTTGATAAAGAAGGCGAATCATTAAATCTCATTTTTGATGTAGAAAACGATAGATGGCGCGGGAAGTTGTATTTCCCTAAAGTATCTGTTAAGCTTTTTGAAAGCATTAATATGTTTATTACTGAAGAATTTTCAAACACTGATGGTAGACACGGGTTCCCAAAGATTGGTATACCTAATGCAGATTCGAAGAACTGGAATTTTGAGTGGGAAGACTCTAATACTGAAACTATTTCACTATACGGGTTTGAATTTGATGAAAAAGAGAATGCAAATCTAATTATATATGAAGATTTATCACTGACTTTAGATAACCATCCCACATCAAACCCAGTATTTAGCGACGACTATCATAAAATAACAAGCGATATTGATAGAAGATGCATGCAAATAAACTTTGCATTTAGATCATTTGACGAAGACATATATGAAAGAAAGCTTTTTATAAAAGAAGAAGAAACTAATGATATTATAGCAGAGATAGATTTTTACGCAGAGTCTGAAGCAGAAGATGATAGATTAAATGTGCTATTAGATAACTTAGGTCATGATGTTAAAGAATCAGAATTTAAAGCACTTAGAGAAGCAGATATTAATGAAGACTTTATTGATTATGAATTACTTAATCAAAAGCGTAAAGAAATGCTACTAGAAGGACATAACATTTACCCTTACGTTGGAAGCTATAAGGCTTTAGTAAATGTTATTAAGTTTTTTGGTTATGATAATATTAAAGTAAGAGAATACTGGAGATTGATAGGAAATCCGAACATAGAGTTTAAGGAAAACTCAGCCACAGATGACTGGGCCACTAAATATAAATCATTTGACGTTAATGCCATATTAGAAGACGGTGCAGATTTTTCAAAACCTAACATTAATTTGCCATCTAAAACATATAGAAAATCTAATAGGCTTTCACTAGTATTTCAAATTAATAAGCCAACCGGGAAGTATGATAAGTTTGATATTATGATGACAGAGGAGTTGCTGGAATATCCGATAGAAGAAGTGCTATTGAAACTTTTTGCTCTTAAAGAAATATTGCGTGATAAATATTTGCCATTAAATGCTAGGATTTGGGAAATAATTGGCGAAGCAGATTACTTTAATAAAGTAGAATTTAATGCATTTACTAATCAGCAAAGAATAGATGAAGTAAGTACAGGTATAAAAGCAACAATGAAAGTAACTCAAGCTGGTAGATTTATAAAAGATTTAAGAGGTCTCGGATCTGAGTTTATGTATGCATTTACTGAAAAAGAAGACTTTGAAGAAATAAACGACACAACGATGTCCATGTCCACAGATGATATAGCAGACTTTTATGTAGACCCTGGATATTATTATGCAGGATATACAGAAGATTAAACAACAAAGATAAACACATGGGAGATATAGTACTGACAACAGCGGGTTTACCAATAAGCGAAGGCGGATACGCATTACTTCGTGAATTAGAAAATGGTGAACTTTATAACACAGAGACCAGTATGTCATATACTGTATCAGAAATAGCAGATGTTGTTTTAGGCTATTTTGATGCATACAATTTTGATAATTTTTCTCAATTACCAGATACTGAAGGAATACCTGCAGGCTCTCCTGTCGTGTTAGAGAATACCTCATTTCACTTAACTTGGGCCGAAGCATTGACCACTTGGGAAAATTTAGATACAAACGGATTAATAACATATTCTTTTACTATGGACAATTTACAGGTCGGAACAGTGTTTGGCATAGAGAATAAAGCAACAGGTGAAAAAGCAGAAACCACAATGATTGATGGAGATTCTATTAAAAATATATTTGATAAAATTGTTGCAACAAATGCAAACTTTTTAAGTTCATTCAATATTTCCTTTATGGATGAAAGCGGTGATGGAAATGATGATACGATGCTCTTAAAAAGAAATACTTCTGTGCATGCAGATATCGACTTAATAGCATATCCAAGGTATAAAGGAGAAGGGAGACCTGCTTTATTGTTAACAGTTGATTCTTCTACGAACATTAATACATGGGAAAGTATTGGGAATGGTAATTTTTATGAAGTAGAATGGTTTATTGAAAAAGAAAGCAATGAGTATGAAGATTTTTACTATGAATCTAGAGGGCTAATATCAACGCACAATAAACTTGCATTAATATTGCCATACCCAGGCAATTATAATGTAATTATGAAGTTGTATGACTCATTTAATAATGTTGTTTTAAATCACAATAAAGAAAGCATTACTGTACACCCATACGAAGCTGAAATAGCTGGAGTATATAAAACACTTGGAGATGAAGTTACATGGGAGAATGCAAAATATAGCTGGGAAGACTTTACATCAACATGGGAATTACCATTTTTACCAAAAGATATGCCGAGAGAAGAACTTAAATACTTGTATGGAAGCTTAAGTAGAAGTGGCTTTCCTGCTAGTGATAACCTTGATATGGCAATGTCATTAAGATATATAGATGATAGCGATGATGGGTTTTCTACACTCCCTGGTCCTTATAGATGGGATAACTTAGAGGATGCAACATGGGAAGATACTAAGCATATTTGGTGGGATGCAACTCTGTTAGGGATTAATACTCCAGCCTCTTTTAGAATTAACACTGTTAGTAATGGAGGTACTTTAAGTATTGTTCAGCAGTTACCTATCCCAGATATTGGGACGATAGAATTTACGAGTAATATTCTTTCAGATGCAGTAAATCTATTAAATGCATCAACAGCACCAGTATTTAGTAAGTATGAGTATAAACTTATAATTGATACAGATACTGGCGTTGAATACTTTATACTTGCGATTGCTAAAGAGCTTGGGGAAAGCGGAGATTGGTATCATATAGAACCAAATAACATTGAGCTAAGTCATTTAAACTTACACAAAGATTTAGGTTATACGCAGAATAATTCAATTATATTTGAAGAACACCAAGAATTACCAAAGCTTACCCATGTTGTATTTTCTGCTGACCATTCTAGAATACCTGGAAAGACGAAAGCTAAATGGACATTGAATTACAATGATAATATAAGCGAGGATATATATTCAAACAGTAAATACTTTTCTTATCTTTTTAAGAAAGCTGGTAATTATACATTATCTTTAGAATTAGAAGATTCAAATGGAAATGTATATAACAAAAATAAAAATATAATAACAATAAAATGAAACTAACAGAAGCACAATTAAGAGAAACTATCCAAGAAGTTATTAAAGAAGATGGAATTAATGAAGCTAAAGGTGAAGAAGCTAAAGCAATCTACAAAGAGTTTACAGATCTTGTTAAAGAATATAGAAAAAAAATTAAAGCTAAGGTTCTTCAAACGGGGCGCGGGTCTCATAGCTTAAACTTTGGCATTGAATCATTTTCTCATCACATTTTACCACAAACCACTGTTTATTTTGTAGATGAAAGTATTTTTGGTGATGATTCTCACGAGATAGAAAAAGTAAGTTTTTCTTCAAGCAACATGGAAAGTAAAAAAGATTTAGACGTTTTCATTACATTACTAAAAGAAATTCAAAACAATTGGGAATTAATGGAAGAATATAAAGAAAAAGAAAAAGAGATTCAAGCAAGACTTGATGACCTACGTACAAAAAAATAAATTAGACTATGTCAATTACAACAAAAGAGCTATCAGCAACAGCTTCATTATATCAGTCAAGATTTGATATTAACGAAAATTTTGCTATAGTAACAGATGCGATTAATGATGTACATGCGTATTTAGATGTAGATGCACAGATTTTAGACGGCATGACGAATGTTAAGTCAAATGCACTTTCAATTGGAGATCAAGCAGATCCTTCATTTTCAGTGACATCAAGCTTAGCGTCATTTACATGTCCTATAACTTTTAATGATCTTGCAACATTTAATAAACCAGTTATTAGTCCATCATACGCAGATAAAACATTCGATGGCGGTTCTACATATACTTTAAGTGAAGTTTCAAGCGACCCAGATAACGTATATAAGCTTAAGGTTGCTAACGGAGACGGGAGCGACGTTAATGTAACTTTACCAGCTGGGGCAAACGGACAAAAAGTTATGCTAATCTCAGAAGATTCATCAGATTTTACAGGTAAAGAAATGATTATAACATCAGATTCATTGTTATTGCCAGGTTCTAGTACTATGGTAAAATTTACAGGACAGAATCAAACTGCAACATTTATACAGGTAGATAACAACTGGTATTTGGAATCATCTTTTGGCATTACTGTAGCATAAATAAAAGAAAATAATAACAATGGCAACACCATTAATCAGAACATTACAAGTACAGGGCGGTACTTTGTATGCATTTACATCAGCGTCGCAAGACTTGACTATGGCGTTTGGTAATGAAGATCTTAACTTTGAATTTTCAAAGTTTGCATTAATAGATATTCCAGATATGGATGTCCCTTCACAGGGTGAAAATTTCATACAGTTTAATACTATTGATGGAAGAATTTTTGATCAAGAACCAAACGATACTAACGTTGAGCTTGCTCAATCATTACAGAATTATGCATTAAATCTAGAATCATTATTATTAATAGATGATGATTATAATTCAGGTTTAAAGAGAACAGTAGCTGAGCGTGTATTCTGGAAATGGATGAAAGAACTGGGGGCAATAAGATTTCAAGAAGCAAGCGCAGATGATACTTTATTAACAAACAAGTATAAAGAAGAAAATAGCGTAGATAACCAATATAACCGCGTAGTAAAATATATGGGAGATATCGAAATAACAAACAACGTGAACTACGCAGGAAACTCGTATTCAGAATTATATCTAAATATACCGAGTCATGTCGGTGCGCAACCTGCCATACTATTTGATACAATTTCAGATGCAAATTATTATCCATCAATGGCTGTACTAAATTCTAGCGAATATGTTTATGGCAGAGATGATAGTACAATACATCCAGATGGGCTAAGTATTAGTGCATATTATGACTATGATGCACTAGTTAATTATGGTACAGCAGAGACTAGCGATGGCACAGAAAATGCAAGATGGCATGAGGCATGGGAAGAAGACTCATATTATACAGATTTAACATTTGATAATGTAGAAAATGATTTAATTATAAAAGATCATGCTGATTACCCAACAGCAGACTCATTTACAACTATAACATACAAGCGTAGTAAATTAGACGGAATAAGTCTCGATTGGAATCCTGAATCATATAAAGAGATTCAAGATGAAGTAAATATGGAAACTTTATATGACTATGCACAGGCAAGCAACTCAAGCTCATTTAAGTTTAATGCTGCTTTGATTTATTATGATTTATACAATACATCTAATAGGGATGATTCTGTGACTAATTTGTATGGCATACTAATTTTAGATAACATATATGAGACTACGAATAAATCATACATTCAGCGATATGATAAATTTAAGCCAGATGCAGTTACTAAACTTAATGGTAATGCATACGGGTTAAAAGTTAATATTAAATTCGATACAAGCATTGATAATGTAGCAATAGAATCTAACATTAATGACTATAATACTATGTCAATGGATCTTTTTAATGATGCAAGTTTAATTATTCAAAATTCTGCGCACTTAGTTGAAAATATACAAGAACAAAGTAACTCATTCGCAGCTAGAATAGACAATTTAGAAGCACTAGCTTTTTCAAGCACAAATGTTGTAGAAATGCAAGCTAAGTTAGCTGAATTTGAACAATCATTAATAGATGCAAAGATGATGTATGATAGTGCAACTTCTTTAGTTGACTTGATAAGTCAAAATGCAAACGATATTACTGCATTAGCAGATGGAGCACTAAATAAAAATATTCAATATAATCTCGATGTATTTGAAGGAAGTGATGGTATTTCTATAAGCAAAGCTTCGCCTAATTCAATTAAAATCATTAACAGAAATCAAGCATACAATATAAATAGATTTTATGAGTATGATAAAGATACAAATGAAAAGTTTAATGAAGTCACAGCAGCTTCACCGTTTTCATTATTGACATCATCTAGTAAATCATTATACTTGAAGTTAATTCCGTTTACGAATATGGCAAGGGTAAGCGTTGAAGATTCTGCAAACGATAATCTTAATATTTACATTGATGATTATATAAACAGATTTAAAAATGGTCAAACATTAAAAATTTCATGGAATAGCGAAATGGATTTGAATGGCTTTAATGTTAATATATTTACAGATTCAAGAAATAGATTTAGAACTGGAACATACGGTAAAATTATAAAATCTATCTCAAATAGCAGTTTTATAACAAATAAACCAGTCATAGAAATTATATGTATTAGTGAAAGTACATATGAGTTCGGCATAGACATTTTAAGATAAAAATAATAAAAGATGGCAAATAACACAATAAATTCAGACGGTGATATTATAACAGAAAACCCTGTAACAGATATCCCTACAAATTCGTTAGCTAGTAAAGTTGCACAGTATGTAAGATTAAACACAAATGCAATAGATACTTATTCTAAGATTAGCGAAGCAGTTTATTCTGACAAAGATAACGTCACGCTTACGATATTGAAAGATGATCATTCAAGAGTAAATATCAATATACCTACATTTGGGTGGATGGTGAAAGAACTTGAAAGACTTAACTTGAATTTTGAAAATTTATCAAGTTTTTCAGGGCAAGAAGTTGCTGTTCAATTAGCAGACGGGACATTTCAAAAAGTAATAAAATCAGAATTGCTAAAAGAAGCAAATGATATCTCAGGGCTAGAAGTTCCAAGTAAATTTAATACTAAATCAAACTGGTTCTTTGAAGACTTTTTAAATCCACAGCTCTATATAGCGCTTGACTTTTCAGATAAAATTGACATCGCAACAGAAGATGTTAAAGTAAAAAGGTATATTCTTGATTTAAGTGAAAGCGTTATACAAGAACACTTTGATAATAATTTCAAAGGAAGCTCCTCTATTAATCATGATTTGTTTAACAGCTTTTTAACTGATAATAACATATCATATGAATTAGATGAAGATATTGTTAAAATGCCACCAAGAACAGTTAATTATGAGGGTAATTTTTCAGTTATATCAATACTTAAAGACGCTAATGATAATAAAAACATTTATCAATTAAATAAACTTTCATACACAGATTTAAAGAGTGGAGTAAGTGACGGTTTGATGATAAACACAGGAGATACATTAAAGCTCAATAATACTAATACAAGATATACAATTACAGCTATTGATAAAGCTACTAAAACTATTAAAGTTAATTTAATGGACGGGAGAGATATACTCAAGGTAGGAGCAAATGTTCTATCAATCTATAAGGGATATGAGAGTGATTTATCAACTAATATAAATATAGGATTTGATGAAAATTTAGTTATATTCGTTAAGGGAATCAATCCAATTAGTAAAATAGAGTCGAAGCACTGGTCAAATGGTATTGGATTTAGTAGTAATGAACTAACGATTATAGATAGTGCTGGTAAACATATGAGCTTAGCAGATTATTATGATGAATATGTCGTAGACTTCGGTAGATTTATACATTCATATCAATTAGATAATGTCCCGCCATCAGCATTTGGAGTTACTCCAAATGCACCAGAACTTGATAGTAGAGATTTTAGAGTAACATCTATTAACGATCATCTTACAGGTTCTGATGCATTTAAAAATGTACAAGATTTACAATCAACGAAAGAAGAAGCAGAGAGTAAGGTTAAAGCATTCGATACAGAGCTTAAAGCTCAACGAGATCTAATGAGTAACAAAGAGTACTCGACAGATGCTGAATATCAAGCAGATAGAACTGTATATAGAAGTTTAGTAAATGACCGTGAAACTGAAAGCACGCTATTTGCTTCAGTTGTAAGGGATATTAAAAGTACTATTAATGATACTAATTTAGTTAACGTAAGCCCAAAGTACAGAGTTCGTGGTTTTTGGGAGATTCCACAAGCACAAACTCATAAATCTACAGGAGACCAGAAAGTTATAGGGTTTATACTTAACTATAGATATTTAACAAAGTCTGGAGATTCTAGCAATACTGAAACATTTGACTTTGGTAGTGAAGATTCAAAGAAGCGTGGTACATTTTCTGATTGGATCGAAATGAAATCACCAGTATTAATACGAGCACTAAATGCATCAGGTAAATACGAATGGGTTAGTAGCTCAGTTGAGAATGGAGATCTTATAAATATCAATCAACTAGATATTCCGATTAACTATGGTGAAACTGTAGAAGTTAGAATTAAATCAGTTTCAGAAGCAGGCTATCCAAGTAATTCTATGATGTCAGAATGGAGCAACTCAATTAGAATTAATTTCCCTGATTCTTTAAATAAGTTAACACCACTAGGCTCTATTATAAAGGAAAATTTACAAGATTTATCTAAAATCAAAATGTGGGAAGAGCTACAGGGCTTAGGCGTTTTTAGCCATGTAGAATCATCTTATAAATCAGGAGGTAAAGAGTATTTGCATGATGCAAATTCAATTTCATCTGGCTTCTTTACACCAGAACAAAGCCCAATAGCATTATATGATAAGCTTAACGAATTATCAAATATGATTAGCCAGTTGCAAACAGAATTAAGTAAAACTAAAGGCGAAATGAGTGTTAAAGTAATTGCTCCAGATGGTACTATTATTCCAGTTAAGATAAATGGAACTACAAACATTTTTGCAGGATTTTATAAGAATGACGTAGAAGGCATGGCTATTAAAAAAGGTGCAATTATTAGTAAAGAATATGAAGTGGTTATAGAAAATATACAAGCTGGACCAGTCGAACTTGCAAGTTTACTCCCAGGGAGTGTAAATACAGAAATTTACTCATCTGGAGATTTTTTCAATAATGGTAATGAAGTTTCATCTGTAGTCGACAATAACTTATATTTTATGAATAACGGGAGATATGACTATGTGCCTGTTAATTATATGTCTGAGCTAGATCAATTACAACCATATCAGGGAAGACAGACAAATGGACAGAGCGTGTATGTAAGACTTAAGTCTATCGATGGTGCGCATAATAACTATTCAGATATTGATTTAGATACAAATTCTGTTCCAGCAAATGCAAATAGAAATAATTATGAATACAGTGCAGATTCTATTCCAAGTACAGAAGTTGGAGGTAGCACAGCATTTATATGGAAGTATAAATATTTTAACATGCACCCAGAGTTAATAGACACAAGCAATGTAAATGATTATGCTAATTCTTTATATGTGCATAAAGATCACCCTATTGTAGCAGACTATCACCCTGCAGCATTTGAATATAGCGCAGAAGTTACAACAGCATTGTCAGATATAAATACAAACGGCAAAATTGTTCATAATAAGTATTTTAAAACAACGCTCAATAACGCATATTTTAATGACGGAAATAGAGCAATGAAGTCACAATTTGTTGAAAACGATCAATATCTACTAGGCGGCAGAAGCTGCGGGTGTTATCTTTTTGTCAAATTAAACAACAAAGAAAGTTTAAATATTGGAGGTGAAACTCAATTCTCATATAAAAATATAGCAATGGGCTCAGAAAATGCAATAAGATTTCCTATAGTATTTCAATACAGAATGACAGATTATTCTGGAGCGAATGATGGTGGCTCTGGCTTTATAGACGGAGATCCAGAAAATTCAGGCTTTTTACAATACAACAAAACAATAGGTTTTGATATTAAAGAAAAAGATAATGATATTACAAGCTTTGATTTGAAATTTAATGTAACGTATAAAGAACTAGGATTTGGGAGTACGAAATTTAGCCCACAGGACTTAGGTAACACCGGCGGTGAACAATAAAAATAATATTTAAATATAGTGAATGTAGATTTAACTCATGATGCATCATTTCAACTATTACGAACAAATCCTAAGTTAACTGGAAACGTTAAACTGATTGCTAATAGTTCAAATGATATTTTTTTAGAAGCTTTTGATGTTGGGAGTGCTTTAAGTAAAAAGAAGTATAAAAAGTACCCAGTATCAAGTTCTGGAAAGTATGAAGAAGACTTGATTCGTTTTTATGATAACGGAAATTTATCTCTAAAGAATATTTTTGAAATTGAAAATATACAATTAGATGTAAAGCGCAAGTTTAATTCACAGTATTATACGAAATATTGGTCTGGTGGTGATTACGCTCCAAATTACTATGATGAAAATTTTAGCTATTTTGCTCCACTATGGCTTAATAAAAATGTTCCAGATTATTTTATAATTTTTAGAAATGAAGATAGTTTAACAGAGCATATTGATGAATCTAATTTATTTGAAAAATCAACAATTGTTAAAACATTTAGTCTAAAGGAAGATAGTTCAATAGGGAAGTATATAAGAAGCTACTCAGATAGGCTTTTTCAATACTCAGATGCTCTATCAATTTCATTTAATAAAAATATAGGTGCAACTATTACAGGCATCGATGTAACTAAGGGTGGTTTTGTCAATAAAAGCGAAATAATAAACAGCAATTTTATATCGACAGACGGGAGCATTATTAACGATGATGAATATATTACTTTAGGGTTTGAACGAAATGGGTTAGCAATTGGAAATATCTTGAATCTTGAATTTATGTTTAACGATGAAAATGCTGAAATTTTTAAGCCTTATAGATATTTCGGTTTATATATATCTGAGAATGAACTCGGGACTTTTAGATTAGACGGCTCAGCTGCGCTACGTGATATAGATAATGAAAAAAATCAAATACCTAAAATTTCTAGCGAGTATGACACTAATGAAACAAATTTAAGTGACTTTATCCAAGCGAATATAGACGGAATAGCAGTATATCCAGAATATGAATCTACGCCAAAGTCTCAATATATGAGTGATAAGCCAAGTTATTTAATCCCGAATGAAGAAGACTTGCAGTTTAACTCAGTATTTTATTTAAAAGGAAAAAGCGGTGATTTTTATAATTTTAAGAATAATTCTGATAGTAGCTTTAAGAAGATTAGACTTGCAGCTAACAAAATTAACTGGAAAGATTTAACAGGTGGTAATGAAATAGTACTATCAGCGCATGTACAGCAGAATAATATAAATGGTATAGCAAGATTTGAATTTGCAATGAAAGATGCTCCTAAGCATGGTGATAGATTTTTTATAGCTAGACCTAAAAGACAATCATATGAACTAATTCTTTCAAATGTTTCTGAGTTTGACACTATTAGAATAGCATATACAGAAAAAGATTACATCGATTTTGCAATACCACCAGATTCAGGAGATATTTTAGGTGAAGCATATCAAGCTTGCATAGATGCATGGGAATCTACGCCTGTTCTTGAATTTACAAAGTACCAAGTTTCTAGACAGGGAGATAAGCTTGTAATTCTTGAAAATGATTTTCACGGAGAAGACTCAGATTTTAATGTTAGTAATTTATCAGGCGGAGATACCTCATGTACTTTAAATAAATTGGTATCATCAGAATTTAAAAAATATGTAGTAACTGCTATTGATCATAATCTTATAAGCGAGGGTGAATTATTAACGCTTAAAAGAGGCAAGCATTTAAATAAATTCTTTTCTAATCAAGGTACTCTTAAAGAAGTTACTAATGCACTTGTTGATGCATTAAACGAGGGTGAAAATCTCCCATATAAAGTTATTATCATAGATAAAAATTCACATAAAATTCTTGCTACTGCAAAGAGCGATGGTGAAAGATCAAATTCTATAATATTTGGAGAATATAAATTGAATACTGGAGATTCTATAAGTTTAGAATTTCAAGCAATATCTCAGCATAACATCGATGGATATAATAGCTGGAGTTTTATTGGCGGGAGTGATTCCCCATATAATAAAATAACAATAGATAAAGATTTGTTTTCAGCATTTAATGAAGATGAGAAATTTATAAGGGGAATTAGACCGCCAAGTAGAGATAACGAGCTACTCCAGATAGCATACGTATGTTCTTATATCGACGAACCAATATATGATACGCTAAACAACATAATAGATTTTAGAGATATTGATACAAAGGTAACAGTTTATACAGAAAAAAATACAAAAATATACATAGACTCAACAGAATCAATTGGCTTGTATGAGCTATATAACATACCATTTGGTGCACTATCTATATTTAAAGTAAAAGACTTTGATTTTAATTTCTATAGCACAGAATATAGTATTTCCGATGAATTGAAAAGTGAATTAATTTTTTATAAAGACATTTTTAATAATGCGACTAATAACAACCCAGATATAGAATACTTTATAAATAACGTAGGCTTTAATTCTGTCAACACAGTTGATTCAAATGGAACGATAATACCAGCAGAAAATGAGTATACATTGTTTAATGAAAATGCAGGAAATAATAAGCATAAGTCTAGAATAAATCCATATATTACTAAATGGTCATCATTATCAAATACAGATTCTAGATTAAATCCGCATAGATTAAATTCTTCGATAGCATTTAGTAATGCAGGCATTTTGCCAATCACAAAGGCAGATGAACGACTTTCTTTTGCATTTACGCACGAATGGTTCTATCTTCATACAATGCCAAATTGGCTAGGAGCGGTTGATTTAGAATTAAACGATATTAAAAACTATTTTGACTATGCGATAGACATAAGCGAAGATGGCTTATATAATAGCAATGTCAATTACTTTGAAAAGTACTTCACGATTAATACACTAAGGAAAGTTATTTTAGATGATTTAGCAAATCCATATAGTGCAACTGTAACTAGAGGAGAACAGGAAGTTGTAGAAACTCAGCATAGATATAGCAAAGTTAATGCACATGGTGAAACTATTTTTAGAGGAGTAAAGTTTAAAATTAGCAATACCATCCCATCTAACGGTGATATTAATGAAACTAACTATAATAACTATAAGTTTTCTGCTATTCTTATTCCTCACGACGGCACTAACTATGGAGAAGATAAGAAGCGTTTTGAAATTAAAATCATAATGAATAAAAAGTTTAAAAATATAACATTCTTAGTATTTTTACAGCTTGACCACTTCATGACAGACTTTGCAGTTGATAGAACGTTACTTTACTCATTAGATACTTTTTATGAAGATTTATCTGGTACATCAGTAGGTGATTTACAAATCCAAGGCATTATTGACTGTAGAGCTGAAGAAATTAGCGGCACAGATTTTTTAAATGGGATTGTTAAAGGCAGCTATGACGATAGAGGAATGCCAAGCAGATTTAAAGAAGATATTAAGCTTAATGAAGAGGGCGTGTTTAATTCAATTAGAATAGATTATTTAGATTTAATATTTGACGTTGATAAAGTTATTTCAAATGGTGAACTAAGTTGTAGCAATTTTAGATATATTTCAACTGGAGAAATTGCATCACAGCCAACTACTATATCAAATTCAATATTAAGAGAATCAGAGTATGTTTATGAAAATGGTAGATTTAAAGCTGCATCTGGCATTTTAAGTAATTTAGCGATTGGGAACGTAGCTAAATTGCTAGCAGAAAACTCAGATTTTATTTCGTATGAAACTATTGATGAAAATGGAATTCTTTCGCAAAGCCAGTATAGCGTATCAGTAATTGACCAGACTGCATATTCAACAGCATTTGGAGATTTATATAGATATGGAGATAAATTTATGCCTAAGTTTAATGATGTAATTAGAACGTCCCATTATAGAATTAATGAATTTGATAATGCTGAAATAACTGAGAATGATAGAAACGCTGTTATATTTAATGCATTTAAAAATAGAAGCACAGAAGTTTTTAATGATATAGGTGGTGCTTTAATAGAAGGGCTATCATATAATGCCGTGATGAATAATTATATACCAAGCAACGGGGGTGTGCTAGGTTTAATAGACCCTGTAAGAATGAAAGATTTAAACGTTTTTGATAGCACATGGGCCAATGGCTATTACACGCAAAGCTACTCTGTTAATAAACATGTTCTACAGAACGACATTCCAAATTTACTAGAGCATAAGGCGATGTTTGGCTCTAAGATGATAAATTTAATTGATGAATTCGAAGCTGAGTACTTTATAGCAGATGAATTAACTTACACAGAATTAAATGAAGTAAGGTATATAGAAGGTGGAAGTAATATTAGATATGCTGAAACGCAAACACAGATACTATTAGATATAGACGTAACAAAAATAGCAATAAATGCTATATATGATACGTTTGTTAAGAACACGCTAAGCTTATATTTAAATGAAAGAGATAGTAAAGAATATATTTTTAATAATTTATTGGATAAATATAATGTAGAAAGTATACAACTATATTCTGTTATTTCAACTGATGCAAATTTAAATGAGAGTTTACCGGTAGTTAACTTTCTAAATATGAATGACAAACTTAACTTAGGATATTCAATAAATAATAATTATAGTACTGAACAGTCTATAAAAAATAAATATGATGTGAGAATTATAGTTAATAAAACTAAAGGCTATAACTATTCATTTTCACCTACAATAAAAATGATAAAGATTTAATATGTCAAATATAAAAATTAAAGAATTAACAAGTGCTGATAAACTTTCTGAGTTAGTTGGGAAGCTTAATTATAATTTTAACCAAATTTTAATCAATGGCGGAGGACCAGCTGGGTTTCGTGGAGAGGAAGGGCCCCAGGGTTTAATGGGTTTAATTGGACAACCTGGAGAACAAGGCATACAGGGTCTTCAAGGAGATGCTGGCTTAGATTTAACAGAAGAGTGGATTCAGCATAATCAAAACGGTGCTAGAATACTAACGCCTGGCATTGATGAAACTGGAAACCCTGCCAAAATATTACTAGGGGCAAACGACTATGCATCATATGATGATTGGAACGAAATTGGTAACTACTCTGATGGAGGGTATATTTCAAGTATTGTAGATGGGACAAATATAGTCAATAATGCTATTTTTGGGCATACTACCATGATAGGTGGAGATGGAAAATATCAAGCTTCTCAATTTGCAAGGTTTGCTGTAGATAATACAGGTACTTTACTTATACAGGGCGCGCAATCAATTGCTTCAGGAGCAGAAAATGGACTCATTATAGAATCTATAGATGCATTTATTAAATTACAAAATTCTGCAGCAGGAACTCCGTCATATACAATAGAAGATTCGCATTGGTTTAAGGGTGGTCATGTAATATTAGAAGATATTGATTTACAGTTATCCTATAATGAGCAAGGTCCGGGTGGTTTTATTAAAATTCTTGATCAAGATGGCAATATTCATAATTCGTTATGGCTTGACATGGATAACACTTTACATATAGGCCCAAACAGTTCTCAAATTGATCAGATTACTTTTTCTACAAATATAAATGGAAAGTACGTAAGCATAGATGAAAATAGATTACTTATTAATTCGGGTGCAATAACAGAGTCTAGTGATTTAAAGTCTAACTTTCAAATTGATAAAGATTTTGCAATTGAAACAAATGAAAGATGGGTTATATTTGGAAATAACTTCCATAGTATAACTACAGGAGATGAGCCTATTGAGAAGACTTGGAGTGAGGATGACAGTTTTGCACTTGCAATTGATAAACTAAGCAAAGAGTTTAATATTATTGCATTTGATGGAGATGCTGGAGAAATAGATAATTACAGAGTAGCATTTAAAATGGATAAAAACGGGAGTTTAGAAATAGACTCAAGTTTTTTAAACCCGCCATTAAAGACAGGGAGTTATTTAAATCATTCTGCACTTGAACCAAGATATGTTTCTCAAGGTGGATTTAATAGCACTATTGCTGGATTTACAGAAGATGTTTGGATCAAAAGTTTCACTGGATATAACGCAGAACTTAAATGGGTCGATGCTACGTATAAAGCAGTATATGAACCAGATGAACAAACTGGGATAGATGGAAATGGTATGATAAGTTTTATAACAGGAGATGGAAAAATGCATTTTGCAGGAGTACATGAAAATAATTAAATAAAAAGATAAATAATGTCAGTTAAAAAGAACTTAACTAATGATGAATTAAAGAATGCTATAGCATTTACAATTGATTATAAGAATAAAAGAGTAGGAATTAATAAACCAGAACCTGAGTTTGAGATGGATGTTAGTGGAGACATTAATGCTTCAAATAATATACAAGGTTCTAAAATTATTGGCTTAAGTAATAACAATACATTCGGTAGTACTACAGTAACTGGTGTTTTGAATGTAGATGGGATTACACAATATACTCCTTACGCATTCCCACCAGATGGAGTTTCACTAGGCTCAGAATATTTTAATGCAAATACTAAGAAAAAATACTACTATGATGGTAATAACTGGATCCCTGTGGTTGGTGACTTAAACGATTTTCAACTAATACTCGATATTGAGCCGATAGCAGATAATATAGAATTTAGAAAAGTAGCAGGGTATAATACTATTATCACAGCAAACGGGGCTGTTCCTTCAAACGGCGACCCTACCTCACACCACTATGTACCTTTTATTACTACTAATAATTTTGGTACTGCACTTATTGCGAAGTTATCAGCAGAAACTATTACCACAAGAGGCGTTGGCGATGATAATAACGTAAGTCATTTAAGTATAGGTGATGTGACATTTAACGGGTATGCAATAGGACAACATACTATTCAAGTTTTAAATACTGATAATAGTGTTCATAATTTTATGTACTATCCAAATGACCAAGATATAAGCTTCGATTTAGAAACAGTTGAAGCAAATCCAGTAATATTAAAGGGATTAAGTGAGTGGGGTATCGGAGAAAGTGAAGTACAAATAACTGTAGATAATTTAGTTACAAATGACGCAGGCGGTGCATATATACCAGCAGAAAATACCATAGATGGAGTTAGGTGGAATTTGTCAGGATGGGAAATTGAATGGGTTGGTTTAGATGAAACTATTGAATTCTTAGTAGAAGGCGATTCTTTTCAATTTGGAAATTCAACGCTTGGTGCATCAGTTGGAGCTACAGCAGCTGATAATGACGTAGGAAAGCTAACGCTTTATATTAATAACATTACAGGAGATGGTAGAAGAGTTGCAAAAGTTACAGGGAAGTTTTCACAAGAGCAAGGCGCTGTAACTCATGAACTTATATTATCTCAATTAGGCTTAGACCAAGGAGTTGAACCATTAAATAATACATTAGGAACAAGCACATTAAATGAAAATTCACAAATTGGATTATACGTAAAAGATGAAAGTGACTATAGAGAAAGATTCATGTATTGGTTGGTTAACGGCGTTCAGTATAATGGGTCTGGTTCAGCATTCCTCTTGATGCTAACTATGGATTCAGACAAAACAGTGGTTGCAAGATTTGGTCCACCGAGTCCTGACGGTGATGAACAGCTAGGTGGCGGACCACAATTTTAAAAATAAAAGCTAATATGCAATTAAGTAAAAAAGAATATTTTACAATAAAAAACATGATAGATGATTATAAAAATGTCTATAATAAGATTTGTGAATTAGAAGATGAGATGAAAAAATGTCATGAAACACAAATTAAATTAGAAGAACATTTAAGATATATTAGAGAAAATGAAAAAAGATTCTCAAATAAACTAGAAGAAAGATACGGTCCTGGGAAATTAAACGCAGCTACCTTAGAATATGAAACGAAATAAAGAAGTATAAACATGGGAGAAAGTTCAAAATATTTTAAAATCTCTAGCGAGATATTAATGGAATACATTTATCATGACCCAAGCGCTGCAGCACAGGGCTATCATGTTAAGGGTAACTCGAATCATCCAGATTACCCTGATGATCCAAGAGGGCCTATTATTGAAACAGACTTAAACGATGCAACTATCAACATATTAGAGAATTTGCATAACGGTAGTAATTATTTCTCATTTGCAAAGTACCTAAGTCACCCTGGTATAAACACAGATCTATACCCGCTAGGAAATTATAGAGATAGGAGCTCTTTAGAAATCAATGCAGATGAAGCTAAATATGCATTACTTAATGATAATAGCCAAGTCAATTATATAGACTTTGATAGTAATATTACAGGAACTGATGCGCTAAACGCGCAAATTACAGATGCTTTAAATGTTGCACCTAAGAAATCTATGGTATATGATACAGTTAAGCTTCATTTAGTAAATTCATATGACATAAGTAATGAATATGGTGGATTTATATTAGAACTAAATATGCTAGATTCTATAGATGTTAAGCACTATTTATCTTCTTTGTTGTATCTAAATTCAGACTCATTTGAGAAGATTAACCCTAGACCTTTTATCTTAGGTGGGGCAATGTTTAATAAGTATATAGAGTTTAAAGTACCATCGTTAAAATGGATGGAAGAAGACTGGAATAATGACCCGACACAAACAGATACTTTTGTTTATGCATTTACAAATGGTAATGGGCCAAAAGAAAATGGTAATATTGATGTATCATTAAGATTTATTAGTAATATATATGAAGATTCAGGCTATACGTATTTTAATGCACCAGAATCTATGGGATTTAATCTTAATAGAGAAGATGAGTATGCGGGATTAATTGCAGTGCTAGAAGAAGCAGAAGATGGAGAGTATTTTAAACTTTATGGAGAATATGATGGTGAAATTTATGAAAACTTTATTACTTCTTTAATGAATACAAGTAATGCAGATTATATAGTATTTCATGACATCCAAGTATTTGAACAGATTGGTCTTTTAGGAGAAGGGAGCACGAGCAGTTTTATTGAAACGAGTAACATTACATTTGTGCAAACATCTGACTTTGAAGATCCATATCTATTTAGACCGATTATAAAAAATGCGAATGCTGCAGTTTCATATAGAATTGAATACAACTTAAGATTATATAACAGTATCGATAATTCACAAATAATTAAACGAGCAAGCTTCGGCAGCTTTGATACAAAGAAGTATGGAAAAAAGATGAAAAGAATAAATTTAGGCACAGTTCCTACTGTCACGAAGATTTATAATGTTATTGATAAACTTGCAACTATGGAGATTAAATAATGTTATTAAATGCAAGAAATAATCAGTTCGACTTTAAATTCCCTAGAAACTTTATTCCAGAAGCAATTGAAGAGAAATATGGGTCTTACTTAAACAGAATCCCAGGGAATGTAGTTGAAAAAACTATAGATTTTATCAATTATACAATTCAAAGTGTATCAATACCAAGCTTTGGCTTTGACCCCGCAGAAGTTCAAACTAACGACGGGACAGTTACATACTTTAAGGGAAGTCAGCCGCTTCAGCAATTAATTGATAGGGAGTTTACTGTGACATTCCAGCTTGTCGACGGGTATATAAACTATTGGATATTACTAGACACGCTCTTATATTATTACGTGTTAGATAATAATATTGATGATTTTTTATTAAGAATGAAAGATTCAGAAGGGAATGCATTGGTAACAATCAAAATGATTGAACCGATTATGAAAATGCTAACTGAGCTAGAGTTAAGTTTTGCAAGTAATGTAGCAGAGTTCCAGACATTTGATGTTTCTTTTACATATAATATTATGGAAATAAATATGGAGATTGATTAGTGGAAGATGTAGTACAAGAAATAACAACTGAGCTTATAGGTAAATATGGCTGGATGGCACTTGCATTTTTTACTCTTTCTATATTTAGAAACACTATAACAGAAATGATAGAGGCGTTAGGCATTTTTATTGGAAATGATTTTAATAATGATGATGTAATATATGTAAATGGCAGAGAAGCCAGAATTATTAGAGTTACTTTAAGAAAGACAGTTTTTTATATGGTTGAAGAAAATACAAAGATGGTAGTTAAAAATACAAGATTAAAGTCTTTAACACTGGAGAAAAAATTACCAAATACTGAGTATAGACAAAAATATATAGAAATGAGAAACAAACATAAAAAAGATAATATATAATTTATGGAAACATTTTTAGAATTTATAGAAAAGGAAGATAAAATTTCAGAAGCTGAAGTTGAATCGCTTAATGAAAATCTCAAGTCAGAATTAACTGAAGAAGAAGAAGCTGAAGTTGATGCAGCAATCGATGCGTTTGTTGAAGAGTACTTAGATAAAGGAAAAACACTCGCGGATCTTAATGAAGAAATGACAAATGAAGGCATACTTGGTGGTATATTTGGTGGACTTACCGGATTTGCATTTGGCAAGAGTGTAGGAAAGCTTATTGCAAAAGTCTTAGGAATTAGTAAAGGAGTTTTATATGACTTATTGACTTCAAGACTTGTAGGGGCAGCTCTTGGTGCGGCAATTGGAAATAGTTTAGGTAAGAAAAAATAAAATAAGATAAAATGAAAACATCAGAATTACAAAAAATAATTAGAGAAGAAATTCAAAGCTTGAATGAAGGCAACATTGCAATAAACACTAAGCATAGATATTGGTATGGTGTAGATTCTCCAGAAAAGCAATCTGATAAATTTTTAGTTGCAAATAAAGGTGTTGATAAGAAAAAAATAGAAAATAAAGATTTACAAATATGGATTACTAAATTTGTAAAAGATAATAAATTAAAAGATGCTTGGGATTATAATTGGATTGCAATGTTTTGCTATTCTATGAAGTATACAAATAAATATAAAAACGTTGATTTAGGTAAAATGGACGAATGGGCAAGAAAAAACCATTAATTGAAAGACATTTTCATAGGCATAGACTTTAGTCTTAAAAGCCCAGGCATTTGTATTTATAAAGATAACACGTATAAGTGGTTAAGCTTTATTTCACTTGATAAAAAACACACAAAGAAAGAGATTAAAGTCATTGAAGAACTTTCTACATTAGCAGATGTTGAGGTTATAGAATTAATTTCAAGAGATATTAAAAAGAAAGTATTGCGTTCAGAATTTGAGAAACTCAGGCTTTACACAGATAATGCATTACTCATATTAAAACATCTTAAGTTTGCAATTGGACAGAGGACAGATGATACAAGTTTACACTTTATATTTGAAGGATATAGCTATGGAAGTCAAACAAATAATTTGATAGACATTGTAGGAGCTACCACAATCTTAAAAAACATGATAATATTGGAATTCATATATGCAGAAGATTCTATGATAGTTCTTGCTCCTACTACTATTAAGAAACAAGCAGGTCATGGGAGATATAATAAAAGAGAATTATGGGATGTCTTTTCAGAGAATAGACTAGGTGATAAAGATATAGTGAAGTCAGATTTTTATAACTTTGCAAAAGAATTAGAAATAGGTAAGAAAGTCTATGCACCATTAGATGACTTAGTTGATTCATACTTGGTTATTAATGCAGGAATTAGATTAAAAGATTAAATACATAAACAAATAATCATTATTTAATATAATAATTGTTAAAGAGCTAATAGGCACTTTACAGGCAATAAACAAAACAAAGAAGTTAAGAGGCAATAAAATGGCAAAGAACGAACTAGACATTTTTAATATCGGCGTAGACGATATTGAAATGCATAAACGAGAAAAGACACAATCTGATATTTATAAACCCAATGCACTAGATGGGAAAGATGGCGTTTATAAAGCACTAATCAGATTCATCCCAAACATAAACAATCCTACAAATCCATTAATTCATAAATGGGTATATTGGCTGACAGATCAAAATGGTGATGGCAAACTTATAGATTCACCAGGCACTGTTAATAAAGAAGATCCAATTGCAAAGTTGTTTTTTAAGCTTCGTAAATCTGAATCTGCAGTAGACCGCAAGAATAGCGAAAAGCTTAAGCGCAGAGAACAGTTTTATGGCATTGTTCAAGTTATTAAAGACCCACAGAATCCTGATTTAGAAGGTACATTGAAGGTTTTTAAATTTGGTTACAAGATTAAGCAAAAACTTGATGAAGAATTAAAACCTGCATTTGGTGAAGCTACTCAAATTTTTGATCTTTTTGATGGAAAGAACTTTGAGTTAATTATCACAAGACAGGGCGATTTTAATAATTATGATTCAAGTAAGTTTTCTAACTCAACATCTCCAATTGCTATTGATGATGTAGAAATGGAACGCAACACAGAAAGTATGGATCTTATTAGAACGCATTTGACTGATAATACACCAAACGTCTCTGTATTCGAGTATAAAGAATGGGATGATGAAACACATGACTGGGTAAATACATGCTTAAACCAGTATAGAAGTCCTGGGGAGTATATCACATCCACATCTGCTCCAGTAGTTGAAGAAAAACAAGTAGCGACATCTTTAGTAAATGATGAACAGCCGACTGATACAGAAGTAGCTGGTGATACCAATAAAGATACAGGCGACGAAGCTCTTGATGATTTCCTTAATAACTTAGATATTTAAGGTATAACTAATGGAGGTAAATTCAGGTTTATTTGATGAAATAACAAGTTTAATTCATCAAATTTTAACTGAGCAGCACTCTAATCATTCTAAACAAAGCATGCGGGACATGCAAGGTCGTTTAAACTTTGCATGCCCGTATTGCGGGGATTCTGCAATTGACAAGAATAAAGCAAGAGGCAACTTATATTTCGATACGCTCCAGTATCACTGTTATAACTGTGAAAAGCACACAGACATATATAGATTGTTTAAAGACTTTTCAGTTTCATTCAAAGACCCAAACACAACATTAAATGTTTTAGATTATATTAAAGCAAATGCCAGTTTTGGAAAACAAGCAGAAGTTTTAGAATTTGAACTATTTGAGAAACTTAAAAGATATGCAGTCCCAATAAGTAAAATTCAAGACAAGTTTAAATGCTATCCAATTTCACAAAATAGCACAATCTATCCGTATCTTAAAAAAAGACTTATACATATATTCTCCCAGTCATTTTTGTATTCTGAAAAGTATGATAAGTTGTATATATTAAATCTTTTGCCTACTGGAGATGTAGTATCTTTCCAAATTAGAGATATGAAAGGCGGGCCAAACAAGTATATGACATTTAATCTTGAAAAAATTATAAACAACTGTAAGCTAGATTCAATGCATTTAACAGAAGAAGCTGAAGAAGTAAAAAACATTAATAAGTTATCAACATTGTTTGGTATTGGGACTATTGACTTTTCAAAATCTTTTACTTTGTTTGAAGGGCCATTAGATGCAAAGTTTTTATATAACTCATTAGGTCTAACCACAGCTGGTAGAAATACTATAGAATTTGACGAGCTAAGTACAGTCAGATATTTATTTGATAACGATGAAGTAGGTAAGCGCATTATGCTTGAAAAGTTAAAAGCAGGAAAGCACGTTTTTTTATGGAAAAAGTTAATTGATGATTATAATTTATATAAATATAATATCAAGGATTTGAACGATTTAATGATGATATGTTATAAAAACAAAATAAATGCACATAGACATATTGAAAAGTATTTCTCAAACGAAAGTTTGGATATGATTTATGTATAATTATATGATTGATAAAGAAATAGAAGAATTTTTAAGAGATTCAATTTTAGACGAGCGAAAGAATAAGTTACTGATTGACTTAAAGCTTGAAGATACAAAGGAAATAGAACTGCCCGTTTTAAAAATTGAAAAGCCTAAAAGAAAAAAAGTAAAAGTATTTAAGCATTGGAAAAAGAAGAGCAAAAGGGATTTGTTTTAATGAATG